CACTCAAGAATCTTCTTATCAGTGGTAACAGTCTGTTGTACTTACCTGATGAAGGAGGCATGAGAGTGTTTCGTTTGGATCGTTACGTTGTTAAGCGTGATCCAATGGGTAACGTTACACACATAGCTGTCAAAGAAACGGTAGCACCTATGATGTTACCTGAGAGTGTTCGTGAAGAAGTATACCGTCAGGAAAAAGAAAACACCTGTGATCTGTACACCTCCATCGTTAGAGAGGGAGACAAGTTTAACGTACAACAAGACGTCAAGGGTATCGTTATTGAGGAGAGCATTGGATCGTATCCGCTAGATAAGTCTCCTTGGTTACCGTTACGTTACACAAGAATAGACGGAGAAGACTACGGACGTGGGTTCGTTGAGGAATACATTGGTGACATCAAGTCGTTGGAAGCACTGACTAAAGCTATCGTAGAGGGTAGTGCAGCAGCAGCTAAAGTATTGTTCATGGTTAATCCTAACGGTACAACACGTTCACGTACATTGGCTGAAGCTCCTAACGGTGCAATCGTACAAGGGTCTGAAGGAGACGTATCTGTTTTACAACTTAATAAATTTAATGACTTCCGTACTGCTCAAGCAACAATGCAAGGGATTACGGATCGTCTATCACAAGCCTTTCTACTGACATCAGGGGTTGTTAGGGATGCCGAGAGAGTGACCGCTGAGGAGATAAGAATGCTCAGTCAAGAACTAGAAGCTGCCCTTGGCGGTCTCTACTCTCTCTTATCACAGGAACTACAACTACCAATCGTCAGTCGTCTGATGGATCGTATGTCCAAGGACAAGCGTCTGCCTAAGCTACCTAAAGATATTGTTAAACCTACTATCGTTACTGGTGTAGAAGCACTTGGTCGTGGTAATGATCTACAACGTCTTGATTTATTCTTGGCAGGTGCTAATCAGGTAGTAGGACCACAAGCAGTGACACAGTATCTGAATGTATCTGATTACTTCAAGCGTCGTGCTACTGCTCTTGGTATAGAAACTGAGGGACTGATCAAGACGGAAGAAGAGATTCAACAAGCTATGCAGATGCAACAACAACAAGAGATGATGATGAAGTTGGGTAGTCCTGCCGTAGCACCTGCTATCAATGCTGCACAGGAGCAGTACATGGCACAACAACAACCACCACCCGAAGAGTAAACTATCATGGCTGAATTACACCGAGTAGAGATAAATGAAAAAGCACCGAACGAGATCGAACCCGTTGACGAAACGGTTGAAACTCCTGAAGAACAACAAGCGGAACCACAAGCTGAGGAAACAACGGAACGTCCTGAATGGCTTCCTGAAAAGTTTAAATCAGCGGAGGACATGGCACAGGCATATGCGGAGCTTGAAAAAAGAATGGGACAAGGGACAAAAGAAGTTGAAGAAACTGAACAACCCGAAGAACAACAAACCGATGATGACAACAAAGAAGAAGCTGGTAATTATAATGAAGCTGTTGTGGAAGCTAGTAAGGAGTTCTTTGAGAACGACGGTCAGCTATCTGAAGACACTTATAAGAAACTTGAAGGGATAGGATTACCACGTGATCTTGTCGATAGTTACGCAGCTGGTCAACAGGCGTTGTTGCAATCAGAAGAAGCCCAGATCAAAGGAGTCGCAGGTGATAACTACGATGCGATGGCTGAATGGGCCAACGAACATTTACCGCAGGAAGAGATCGACGCTTTTGACGAAGCTGTCACATCCGGCACGGTCAACCAAGCGAAGTTAGCAGTGCAAGGATTGTACGCTAGGTATCAAAATGCTACAGGTGCAACACAACCTAAGCTGGTACAGGGAGCAGTAAGCGGTTCTTCCACTATGCCTTTTAAGAGTATGCAGGAATTAGCACGAGCACAGTCTGACCCACGTTATCGTAGTGGTGACAAAGCTTATCATCAAGAGATTGACAGACGGCTTGCTGTGAGTAATATATGAATCGCAAGCTCCTCAACGTATTAACTTGCTTTGTAAGCTTCGATTAATACTATATAAATTTCATATAAGTAATAAGAGTTGAGACGCCTTGGACGACCTACTTTCTTTTTCTTCCTATTATCGGTTCTAGGGAGTTTTTTCTTTGGTTGTTCCAAGGCGTCTTTCTATCCAGCACTCGGAGCTACAGGCGGTGCAGCTGTTGGTAGTCTAGGTGGTCCCGGTGCTGCTGCTGGCGGTGCTGCCGTCGGATGGGGTGTGGGAGAAGTGTCCAAATACATGGAAGAAAACGCACATTTAACACAGCAAGTCAAGGCGTTAAGTGAAGGGGACATTAAGCAACTCGTTAATAATCAACTAGATGAGTCAATGGACAACGGCTTTTTTGACGGCATGCTTACTGAAATTTATGGCTTGCTAAAAGTCTGTTTAATTGGAGTAGTATTATGGAATGTCATACCGATCATATATACGAGGTACGTTCACAAGAAAGCAAAGAATGGCGTTTCAAATTAAAAGATTACGACGGCTATACCGTGAGTTAACAAAACTAGAGAAAGCACTAGTGTTGACAATTGGTGTATTTATTGCTGTTATTGTAATCGGTAACATATTTATATAGACAATTACGACAATTAGTCCTCGACCTACTGCGGTAGATAATCCTGTGAACGAACGAAGTGAGAGTCAACCAACCAATAACTACAACTATAATACATACAACATAAGGAAAATATATCATGGCTAATGGAGATACATCCCCCTCACGTGTTGGACAAATTAATAGTGCTGGTGATACAGATGCGTTGTTTCTTAAAAAGTTTAGCGGAGAAATTCTGCAAACCTTCGAAGAGTCAAACATCTTTAAAGCACTTCACACTGTTCGCACAATCGAAAACGGTAAATCAGCTCAGTTCCCTGTAACAGGAATCGCTTCTGCTGCTTACCACACACCCGGTGAAAACATCGCTGACGCTGGAAACAGTTACTTAAGCGACATCAAGAAAGCTGAGAAAGTCATCACTATCGACAAGATGCTTTTGGCTTCTACTTTCTTAAGCAACATCGACGACGTAAAGAACCACTACGACATCCGCAGCGTTTACGCTAACGAGTTGGGTAAAGCTCTTGCCGTCCGTTTCGATACTGCTCTTGCTAAAGTATTCATCGCTGCTGCTCGTTCTGCTGCTGCCGTAACTGGTGGTAAGACTGGCGGTATCCTCGACGTTTCTGCTAATGCAATGGGTAATGTAAGTGACTCAGCTGACGACGCTGACAACACTGATCCAACTGGTGCAGAATTAACAGCTGCTCTTTTCACTGCTGCTCAGAAGCTTGACGAAAATGACGTTCCTAGCGACGGTCGTTTCTGCGTTCTTCGTCCACAAGAGTACTACAAGTTAATCACTGGTGGTGCAGGTGCGTTGGCTATCTCTACTTCTGCTGTCAACAAAGACGTCGGAGGTGTAGGAAGCATCGCTTCAGGATCGATCCCTCAAATCGCAGGTATCACAATCTACAAATCCAACCACATTCCATCGACTGACTTGTCTGCTGATGCTACCGGTGACGGAGAAGCTGCTAACGACGTGTTCGGTGGTAGCGGAGTAGGATACAACGGAAACTTTACTAACACGCTTGGTATCGTTTCTCATTCTGCTGCTGTTGGAACTGTTAAACTGCTCGACTTGGCTACTGAATCTGAGTACCAAATCGAACGTCAAGGTACACTTTTTGTTGCGAAGTATGCTATGGGTCACGGAGTTCTCCGTCCTGAGTGTGCTATCGAGCTTCAGAAGTAACCACTCTCTCGGTGTTGGGAGGTCTGTGATTCGTTCCGCTCCCTTCTACCGAACCTTTTATTACTATGGCTCTGACAACTAAACTTAACGCAGTAAACACGATGATTAGCGTCATCGGAGAAGCACCCGTCAACACACTAGGAGGGACAGCTGTACCAGTTACCGTTGTTCAGGCAGAGAATACCCTAGACGAAACAAGCAGAGCCGTACAGTCAGAGGGTTGGCATTTTAACACCGAGCACGAATACGTCCTTACCCCCAACACTTTTGACAACAAGATCATGCTTCCCAATAATACGTTACGTATTGATCTTGACCCGCAAATTTATACAGACAACGACCCAGTACAACGTGGATTAAAACTATACGATAGGAAGAATCACACCGACGTCTGGTCAAAGGAGGTTAAAGCCTCCATAACTTTTGAGTTACCGTTCGAAGAATTACCCGAACAGTTCCGACACTACATCACCGTTAAAGCAGCCCGCATCTTCGCTAATCGTTTCCTTGGTAGTCGTGAGATAGAAGGCTTTGCCACACGTGACGAGATAGAAGCGAAAGCCCGTGCTATAGATGCAGACAGTGAAGCATCAGACAGAACGATCTTTGATGATTACAGCGTGTTACGAGTGCTAGATAGATAATGCCGTTATTAGTTAACAGCGTACCTAACCTAGCTCAGGGCGTATCACAACAACCAGACAATCTTAGGTATCCCGGTCAGTGTGACGAGCAGATAAATGCTTGGGCTACTGTTGTTGAAGGGTTGGTAAAAAGACCACACACAAGCTACATAAAGAATGTAGATAGCAGTCAACCATCCAAGCTATTCACACACTTTGTTAAACGGGACGAGACGAACAAGTACGTTATCAATGTATCAGTGGGTGGTAGCGTCAGTGCTGTTAACTTATCACTTGGTACTTCTATATCTGTTTACACGACATCCATTGCTCAGTCTTACTTGAGCGGTATAACAAACCCAGCACAGGAACTACGAGCACTGACAGTAGCTGACTATACGTTTCTTGTTAATAAGAGTAAGACGGTAGCAGTTAATACTGACGAAGATTTAAAGACCAAAGACTTGGAACATGAGGCGTTAGTGTTTGTTAAGCTGGGTGATTACGAGAAGACATACGACATATATTTAGATGGTAAATTAGTACCACACGGGGGCTCAGGTTTAAGAAGTAATAAAACACCACCTGCGGGACACACTTACGAGAGTGGTAGCGCTAATTCTTCAGGCACACACGCAGACACAGAGGTCATAGCAGAAGACTTAGAGATAGTTTTAAACGCAGGTGTGGCTTCTCTGCAAGGTGTTACTAGTTTAACGTTATCTGGAGGTAGTGGTTTTCCTAATAGCGGTGCTGTTGTAGGTAATAAAGCAGGAATATACAGTAAATATACCTATCGCTTAATACAGAAAGACAGCGGTGGTAATATTATAGGAGATGGTTGTCAGGGTGAGTTAACGTTTAGTGGTGGTAGTGTATCCTCTCAAACAAAGACTCACAATGGTAGCGGTTACGATACGGATACTACGACTAACCCTTTAACGCTGAAGATAACAAAGCACACAACGACAGTTCGAGAATCATCGTATTATAAGTACAGCGTGGGAGGTAGAGTTAGGCAAGGTAAGCGTTACACTTATAAGTCCTATAGTAATACTACAACCTTTGAAGGCACTCAGGGTGCTACCGTGACTGTGGGAGTCCATACCGTTACGCTACCCACTATATCGGTTATAAATATAGCTGCCACAACATACGACATAGAGCGTCAGGGTGCTGTGATTAAAATATCAGCGGATAACGATTTTAGTGTACGAACAGAAGATGGACTAGCTAATCAAGGTTTGGGTGTTGCTTACAAAGAAGTAGATAGCATCACGGACTTACCTAAACGTTGTTTTAATAATTTTAGAATACGGATAAGAGGAGATGCTGATATATCGCAGGACGACTACTATGTACGCTTTCAAACAAAAGACAGGGAAGACTACGGTGAGGGTAGCTGGATAGAGTGTGCGGGGTGGGAGAATGACGAGACTTCCGCTGGAGATTCCACGGGTATAGATACTACATTAGACTTTGCCACTATGCCTGTCACTGTCGTACCTGCGTTTGGTCAGGTATCGCTAGGACAAAACCCTGATGTAATATACAGCTTTAGGGTGGAAATACCCAACGAAGAAATATCAAAAGAAGATGCAAGTAGGCCTTACGGTTATGCAGCACGAGCAGCAGGTGACGACTTTACGAATCCGTTCCCGTCATTTGTTGGGCAGACTATCAACGACGTATTCTTCTTTAAGAACCGTTTAGGATTCCTGACAAACAACGCTGTTATCTTTAGCGAAGCAGATGCATACTTTAACTTTTTCAGGACCACTACACAGCAGCTGTTAGACAGTGCTCCGATAGACGTAGGACTCAGTCACACTAAAGTAGCTGTACTGCAACACGCTATACCGTTTCAAGAGAAGCTGATGTTATTCAGTAAGCAGTCACAGTTTGTATTACGGGGAGCTGACATACTAAGTCCTAAGACGGTAGCTATATCTCCTGTTACGGAGTACGATATATCAGACAGTATCAATCCGTTAGCCGTTGGTAATTATATATACTTTACTTTTCAACGGAACGATTACGAAGGTGTGTACGAATACTTTGTTGATAACAACACGGAGACGTTTAACGCAGAAGAGATAACTCAACAAATACCTAAGTACATCAATAAGAAAGCTACACGTATCGTTGGTAGTCCTACTGAGAATACACTTGTTATAACAACAGACGACGATCTAAAGACGTTATTCGTTTATAAGTACTTCTGGAGTAACAAAGAAAAGATACAGAGTGCATGGATGAAGTTTACGTTTGATCGTGACATCATTGGTTGTGACTTCATAGACAGTAAGTTGTTTATGCTTACATCCGACACGGAAGGACTACACCTAGAATCGTTGACGTTAGAAGACGGTTTGAAGGATAGCGGGTTGGATTATACGTTGTACTTGGACAGTCGGGTGGAGGGTAGTGAAGTTAACGTATCGTTATATAATCCTACTACTAAGAAGACACGCATCAGCGATATACCGTACAGTGTAAGCTTAGGAGCAGGTGTTAACTTGTTTACTAAGATAGGGACACAACGAGCTATTACCACGGTTGATTCAACTACGATAGACGTTAACGGTACTTTAGCTAGTTATGTCAGTCTTGGTGGTACTATCTATAAGTGTGAAACAACACATACAGCTCCCAGTTCTTTCGTAGCAGTTGATACTTCGGTAACTCCTAACGTTACATATTGGTCAGTTAGTACTGATGTTGCGACTGCTCCTGCGTGGTCTAGTGGTAAATTCTACAACAACGACGAATACTTCTTTATAGGCAGACCGTACAATATGTTGTACAGGTTCTCCGATCAAACATTGAAACAACCAACGGAACGAGGAGGACGATCTGCATCTGATTACACCTATCAAACAATACGTAGTGGTAGTCTTAACTATGCAGACACCGGACACTTTACTGTTGAAGTAACACCTAAGTACAGAGATACATACAGCTATGCATTTAATCCTGACATCGTGGGTGCTAACTTATCGTTGAATGAATTTATACCACAGAACGGACACTTTAGATTTGCTGTAC